ACTTGTTGAATACCTGCGATTACAGCATTGATTCGTGCGTTTTCTTTTACCGCTTCAAAATATCTACACGCATAAATTGCTTGCGCTTTGGCTTGATTATAGCCCGTAACATCTGTTACCTTATCAGGATTGCCAATTTCCGTAATCTCTGCGCCAGTACAAGTATCAGCCATAATTTACACCCATAAAAAAACCGCCAATACTAAGGCGGTTTGTTTGCGCGGTTTCCCACGTTTGTTAAAATATACCATTTATCACTACTTTTAGCAATAATTGATTAACAATTAAATTAGAATTTCTTAGTCACTGCATTTACGAACTCTTTAAATTCTTTGTCATTATCAGAATTAACCGATACGATTTTAGATACTGACGGCTCAGATAAACTTTGATTGATTGTAATTGCTTGTTTAATCACTTCATCATTCATTGAGCGTGGGTTTGGACTGATAACGTGCATAGAACATCTATTCAATTTACCATCATCATCACGAGAAGTTACCACTCGAATTGCCGCAAGTGGGTTTTCATCAAGCCATGCTTTGTGAATGAATGTGAAATTTGGAATAAATGGCGTGTGATAATCCATATTATTCGTAATGAAATCAAACACTTCTGCGACAATTTCACTTGCGTTTTCTTTATCAACGATTGATAGCACTTCAAAATTACTCATTATTTCTCACCAAGTTCAGATACAGACGTGGCAACATGATACTCTCTCACCTCGCCTTTGCCTGTAATCATTACATCAAAATCAATTGTTGAATATCCAGCCTTTAATCTACACGGTCGGCTGTCAATCGCTATTTTATCGCCTAAAATCACAGGCTCTTGTACCATTTCAGAACGATGGCGTTTATATCCTGTATGCACAACACGAGTTGGTTCATAATCATGCACTAATTTGTACGCCGTCATTGCCGTATATCCTGATAAAACGCTCAATCTTCCCTGCCATTTAAACGTTTTCCAATCCATGCCAACATTCCACTCATAGATGCCGTCATTTAACGCATAAAACAGTCTATCTTGGTCTGAGCGATACCATGCTAAAGGTTTGATACTTAACTCTGTTAGAGCCTCTATAGTAGCGTTCTCGTGGATTTGGTCGGGTATTTTAAATCGTATCGTTCTATCTTCTGTCGTACCGAAATAATATCCATCATGTACTACGCCGCGCATTGTCCACGGTTTAATTGCTTGCCATTGGTCATAGGTGTAAAAATCCGCTGTGATTACTTTGCTTTGAGTACCTGACAGCATTACCAATCCGTCTTTCGTAGCATATAAACACGAGCCATTATAAAGACACGCAGAGTTTAGGCTAACAATCGGATGTGGCTCTTCAAGCGATACGATTGAACGACAGCCAGCACTGGTACATGGGCTTTCCATTGATATTACAGATGGGTATTCATCGGTTAAAATGTAACCAATTTTTTCACCGCATAAAAATCGCTTTGGCTTACCATTGAATCGGCTATATCTAAACGCCTCATTCCATGCGTGTGGCTTACGTGGCTCTGATAACCATAGTTCACAATCAACCAATCCACCTAATTGCCCATTGCCACAGTAGGTTATGTCGTGCATTTTATCAGATGGTGGTGCATATTCCTCTGTAATACACGCTTCGCCATAATCAACATGCGCCTCATGCGTGTAAACAGATGTGCCGAATGGTATTTCTTCTACCAACAGAAATTCACTCTCTGCTTCTGTTTTATCCGTACCATAATCCAATTGTGTGACATTACAATAGATTCGTACTGCGCTTATCATGTATGTTGGTAAACTCGTTGGGATTCCACTCAATACCACATCAAAATCATTATTACAATAAACTGCTTCTGACACTGGCGATGGCATTGATTCCTGCCATCCAAGCCCATCAAAATCCGATAGCAATGTATAAAAATAATGTCTTGTTTCGTTATTAAACGTATTATCAAGAGTACCAAGTGATTGAGCAGTTAGCACAGGAATATCAACAGGGAATCCAAGTCTGCGCCACTCGCCGTTACATAGTTGGTCTTTTTTACGGATAACGGGATATTCAAGTACGTCTGTTGCCACAATGAAATCACAATCACCTTCAATCTTAGCGAATGATGCACGGCAATTATCCGCTGTTAAATAGCAACAGTTATCCGCATAGAATGATAGCCCAGTTTTATCGCTTACTTTGTTGTCTGTGCGCCAAGGTCTTAGCGTAGTACGTGACAAGTCCACATCAAGCGCAACCTGTGCCATTGATTCATTTAGATTTTGCGATTGAATACGTGGCGCAATACCACCAAACTTTGTGATTTTAAGGCTTGGCATTATTCTGTAGCTACTCCATCACAATCGCAATCAGGCGCACACGGCGTAGCAACCTGTACAATCTCACGCACAATCACGCGCTCTGTTGGGCGTGGCACATCAATCACAGTTGATAGCCCATCGGTTGAGCAACAATTGCATGGTGGACAATGTTCAATAACTTTACATTCTTTGCATGACATCACACTCTCCATGTATTTTGTGTTGATTGAAAGCCTTGCTTAAACTCACTTACAACATCAATCTTTGCTTGATTCTCACCGATTTTATATTTTCGTTCAAATACTGAGGCGAGTTGTGTATCTGCAAATTCATACTTGCGAAACAGCAATAGGTTAGCCAATGCTCCAGCAACAATTGTACTTTGATATCGGTCAAATATTAACTTGTCAACCTCACATGCGCTCTGAGTTGGAATAGCGATGTAATCAATACGGAAACCAGCCTCTTTATCAACGACAGGCGTTTTTTTCAGCACGATTTTATTCGGTGGCTCAAACTTGTATATATGATTATCACATCGTTGGATTGGTATATTGCATCCTTGGCATCCACAGCCATTCCGCCCGAACATATAACTGCGCAGATTATCAAATGATTCGCTACGATGGCAATTGCCGTAATCAAGCCCATGTACCAAATGAACCTGTTCACTGTCGCCAGCCTCTATGTAATAGTCACGAACGCCAGCCTGTACCGATATAACAGCAATACGGCGTAGTATTTTTGTGTTACGTGCAAACTCAATCAGTGTTGCGCCAATCCATTCAAGTGCCACATCATCAGGTACGCCTTGTGCGACCACTCGAACTTGTGGTAAAAAATCAGTCAATGGTACAAACTCTACATCGCGCCCATCGTTACTGCATACGCTATACTCAACTGGAGCAGGACTATTGCATTTTGGTTTTAGGCATCCGCAAGACATTATTTAGCCTCTTTTTGATAGGTCTTTTTAACCTTGTCATGTAAGCCAAGGCGTTGATAAAACCAGTTGTAATGCTGTGTTGATTTATTTGATGACGTAACGCTTTCCTGCTCAGTACCATATAATCGAAATAGCGTGTAATCAATCATTGCAGAATAAAAATCACATCCTACTTGGTCTAATGTTTGCTCAACATCAAATGCAATTGATTTAGGCTTAACAGCACATAGCATACGCGCGTAGACTTTTTTAGCAGGTAAAACAGCAGGGCTTACAGTGAAACGATTATTGCTATTTGTTTCAATACTGTACTCGCTTGGATAGTCTGTTGATGGCTTACACCGTGTGCGACTCATAGCCGTACTTGCACCACCATCTACTTTGCGAATGTCGGCTATCTTAATTCCGTTTACGTCTGTGATTGCATCTACTTTATACAACTTATCACAACAACATGGCTGCTGTACTTCACCCTCTGATAACTCAGCGACTACGTTTTTTTGAAATAAGTCAGGGCGTACTTCAAAAATCTCGCAATAAGCCTCATTAAGCAAATCAACGATATGCGCATCCTCAAATCTATCTTTGTCAATATCGCCAATATCAAGGCGAATGCGCGTAATGAAATCTTTTACCTTGATACTCATTCAATTTCTACAGTTGTAGTTTTAGATGGGCGACCAACGGATTTTTTTACTTCTACTTTTTCTTCTGCAATAACACCAACGAATGATTGCTTTTGTGGGTGTGCAAAGTATTCATTAACATGTGCGTCTTTTGGTACATCGAACTCAATACCATTTACGTGCGATTGGTAAACAACTTGCTCTTGTAGCATACGACCGCCACGACCTTGTAATTGTGTCATTTTTAACTCCTAACGTTTGAAAATAGGTGCGCCCCGAAAGACGCACCAAAGCATCTTAAACTTGGAAGCCATCCATTTCAAAACGGCGACCGAAAAGCACGTCCATATTACCAGTAAAACCAGCAGCAGGCAAGGCTACAATTTCCAATTCAATTGCATCAACCTTAGCCGTGTGTGGATAAGCGGTAAACACAAATGAGTTTTGTGTATATGCAGCAACCGCACCACCCAATGCTGTAGGCGTACCAGTTGATTTAACGGAGGTCAATACTTCACCAGTCGCATCGTCATAAGTGCTTTTGTACTTAACGGCAGCCAAATTCAAACCTTCAACAGTAGCGATGTTGAACTCAAAGCCAGTTTCAGGGCGTTTAAAATCAACAAAGAAGTTTGTCAAAGTAGCATGGTTAGGCGACAAGAACAAACGTAACTTGTCACCGACAACCAAGTCAGCAGCAGTTTTGTTGTAATCACGTTTCAGGATAGCCATAAACTCTTTCCATTCTTTACGTTTACGGAAGCCATAGCCACCATCAACACGCAAGTCAGGTTGAGAGAATAAAGGCAAGCCGTTGTCGCTAAGTGTGCAACTGCAAGAAACATCA